GTCCAAAATTCTGCCACAGAGGCGACAGCTTCTTCTAAAGGTAAGGCGTTTAGACTTTTTCGAAAAGCACGCCAACGAGACAACCTCTCGTCGGAATTAAGTTTCCACATGTACTGCTTATAGTGAATTGATACGGTAAGTTAAGTTAGCCGCTGTTGATGATGTGTAATTTAAATTTGTGTGGGTGACGTTTGCATTCATTGAAAACACAATGTCTGTTGAACTAGTTTCAGTGTAGTCTTCTTCGTAGCTAACACCGGATGCTACACGAGCAACCCGAATAGTACCAGTACGTTGAACACTACCTTGATCCATAGTGTAGGAAATAACTGCGTTATTGGCAGATGTATTTGTAATTGTTGCTGGAGTAACTACCGCGGCAAGAAGTTCAGCTGTGCTTACGTTCGTAGTTGAATCTTCTAGTGCAGAGACTCTGCTTTCCAATGAAACAATGTTGCCGGATAATACAACAACGTTGCTTTGCAGGATAGCAATGTTGGCGGCAAAAGTTGTTTCAAAGTCTAGAATACTGTACTGAGTTAAAATCTCAGTTCTACCAAGACTTGGTGCGCCTTCTTCTGTGGTACCGTTACCAATGTAAAGTCTGCGTGTGTCAACACTCCAGCCAAGTTCTGCACTTGCTAGGTTTGGTAAGTCTGATTCTAATCCGCGTCTGTGTTGTATGCGGCTAATCTGAATAACGGCCATTGTCTAAATCCTCTAACTATTGTGTATTTAGCTAGTTAGGTAATAGAGCTCTACTCGTTTAGTCCACTCGTTAGTCCAGTGATCAAATTCGTCTCCAGAGACTTCAAATTCCAGGTATTCTGGCGTCGAAAAGGTGCCATCTGGCAGTTGTTTTGGCTGTACAGCCATCAAAATTACACCGTCACGTATATTGGTGCCATAAGTGTGATTATGTGCTTGAGCATAGGCTGCTAATTGTAAAAAGTAATCTTCAATCCACTCACGCTTCTTGGGTTTGTTAGTTTGCTTAAAGTCCAGGATAGCAGGGCGGCCTTTCCATACCCCTAAACAGTCTGTAGTGCCTGCATATAACCCACTATAATAAAGTGGCACTTCCACTCCCCAGAACTCATCTACGTGCTGTAGCCCTTTGAGAATAACTTCTGCGGCCATAAACCAGCTAGGGTGTGCAAACGGATTCGTGGGCAATTCTTTCATGTCCCCACTGAGCACAAACTGTTCTAAGTAGGCATGCATACGTGTTCCACGATTTGCAGCCTCAGTAACAATCTGCTGTGCCTTGGCTTCACCTACTGCGGCTTTCCACTTAGCAAGTGCTTCACGCTTTTCTTGTGGTTTCGTTTTATCTAAAATTGTAGTAACACTAGGGACTTTACTGCCGTCGGGTAGCGCATAGTGTCGCTTGCCTTCGATAGTTGTTCTGTTTAGTGGTGTGTAATCATAACGTTGAATAATCATTATACTCGAAAACTTTCTCCGCAACCACATCGGTCACGTTCATTAGGGTTTGAAAAACGGAAGCCTTCATTTAGGCCTTCTCTAACATAATCTACTGTCATTCCATCTAAATAGACAGCACTCTTTTTATCTACTAATACCACAAACCCATCGTGTGCATAGTTAATAACAGTTGGGTCTGCTTCATAAGCGTCTACATATTCTAACACATAAGCAAGGCCACTGCAACCAGTAGTTTTAACGCCTAAACGAATACCAGCACCGCCTCGCTTTGCTAATAGATTCTTAACTTTCTTTTGAGCAGCCTCAGTTAGAACTATCATGTTTTTTACGATAGTCGTCTACTGCGGCTTTTATAGCATCTTCTGCAAGTATGCTACAATGTATTTTAACCGGTGGGAGGGCAAGTTCTTCAGCAATCGAGCTATTAGAAATTTCTCGTGCTTGGTCAAGCGTTTTTCCTTTAACCCACTCTGTGACGAGACTTGAGCTTGCGATTGCACTTCCGCATCCGTATGTTTTAAATCTTGCATCTGTGATTACTCCATCTTCTACTTTAATTTGGAGTTTCATTACATCCCCGCAAGCAGGTGCCCCAACCATACCAGTACCAACGGTATCATCAGTAGCATCAAGACTGCCCACATTTCTGGGATTTTCATAATGATCCAAAACCTTTTCACTGTAAGCCATTTTGTTCCTTTGAAAATAGAAACGCCTCATAAAGAGGCGTTTGTTGGTGTGCCGTAATACAGTTTAACAGAATCAACTGCGATTTGCAATGGCTTTATCTGCCATTCCTGCTACAATCTTTTCCGGTTCTGTAGAATTACCAGCGCCGCCTTCTCCGCCTACATCGCCCATATCTTCACCGCCAATTGGCTTTAGGTAAACATACTTAATACCCGACTTTTCGTCTTCCTTGATATCTGCAATCAAGTTCTTAACTACTTCGTTAGTCTTATAGGCATTCATTAGATCGTTGTTGCTATAGTCTGCACCATCGCTGTGCATGTTGATCATGTTAATCAAACTATCTACACGCACACGTGGAACTAAATGTTTGCCAGCACTTTGGGTTCTTAGGAATTCCAAAGTGGTCAATAGATCGCCATCGCCACGAGCTTCCGCTTCGTCTTCAATGATGTCGTCTTCGATAGCAAATTCATTTAGGCGCATTAGCGTTTCTCTCTACCTAGTTCAGCTTCACCGCCTGCGGCAGCATCAGTTGCACCAAATGCGTCCCCGCCAGGAGCAGGTTCACCAGGCATAGCTTCTGGGCCAGGCATACCACCGCCCATAGCACCCATATCGCCACCAGGCATACCACCGCCCATACCCATGTCCATGCCTTGCTCTTGTTCGCCGGCTAGTACACGAGCAGCCGAGTCAGCAGACTCACGACCTTGTTGTAGTGTTTGTGCTAGATCTTGTAGGATCGGGCTAACTGCGTTTTTAAAGCCGTCTGCCTTCTCTGTAGAGATTTGATCACGAATAGTGTCTAGCAAAGCTGGCATTTGCTCGTTTTGCATCTTGCTGATCTTTTCCAACATGTCTTGGATTTCGTCAACCATGCTCTTAGCAGCCAGGATAGCTTCGCTCTTAGCCATTTCGCTTTCAATGATCAAGTGTTGTTTGTTCTCAACCATCCAACGATGTAGGCTTTCGCGCACCATCATCATTTCCATGTACTTGGCGTTAGTCTCAGCTTTGTGAGCACCGTGTGTACGCTTAACTTGCTCTAGACCCTCAGTTAGGCCTTTAGCTAGTGTGTAAGCTTTCTTAAATGTCATGTTGTCGTAATCAACTTGAAAACCAAAACGGCTTTCCATGACTTTGTTCATTTGCTTTGTTGTTGGCTTGTAGCCTAAATCTTTTAGTTTCATAGTGGTTTTCCAGTTTCCCAAACTTTTAAGTATTTATTCAATCTTAAAGTTTTTTCTAATTCATTTCTAGCTTCTGTTAGCAGATATTGCGAGTCATAGTAGCGGGCCGCTAGCACATCGATTGCGGGGTAATCCTTGCGCTTAATAGCTCTCTGCATACTGTGATGATAATGCTGATAATCTGCTTGTACTTTACTTAGCTTTTTATCGTAACCCAGGATTGTATCTGCGGCTTTGTAACGCTTTAGCTGGTACAGGATACTATACAGGACTGCGCTACGTTTGTCTACAAACAGCTCCATAGCTTCCCCAAATACATCCAGCAATTGCCACATGTCGTGGGTGTTTTTTGTAACACGATAGCGCCCAACTTGAACGCCGTTTTTAATTGGGACAATTAGGGGGATTTCTTCTTGGTGTATAAGCCTGTTAACTTCATCACGGGCCCACGATTTAACGTATGCACTAACAATATTAGCGGCTGTTTCAACCATCTCCGCTTTTACTTCGCGGACAGCTTGTTGCTTAATCTTTGATTTTTTTGAAGTACGAGATTTGACCATTGTTGTTTCTTCGAGTTAGCACGTCTTTGTTGACTAGTTGATTTGCTATATAGACTTCGCGCTCGTTTAATTCGCGGCGTGCTATGGCTTGGCCTTCTGTGAACTTGCTCAGCACATCTGCTTCCTCATTTGTAATAGGAAGCTGAATTTTGCTGTCAATTAGTTCTACGATTTTCATTTGATGTGTACAATAAGGGTGCCAATGATACCCAATAATGCTCCGCCAATTGTTGTGCCAATTGTCAGCATCATTTTATACGGTGCTGTTGAGTCTTCTGTACTCTTAGCAGGCGCAGGTTGAGTCGCCTTAGCAATTGCTTCTTTAATTTCAATTAGATAACCCTCGACTTTGTCCATACGGGTTTCTAAATTTTGTAGTTGTGTTTCCAAGTTAGAGTACCTTACAGCACAGATCTCTACGTGCGCCTCAAGACTCTTCTTTTCAATATCCAATGAAGCCATATGCTTCTCGCCCCTTATTCTTGTTATGGTTGCGATGCGTTAGTGTGCCTGTGTATGCCTTAATTGTGAGCCTTAATGGTGCGGTAAGCATCAATGTAATATTTAGCCCTAGTGGCATCTGGTTAACCATTATGTTATTGAAGCTCGTTAAGCAATCCGGGCTTGAACACAATGTTTTTAATTGCACCGTGGCAGTAGAAAATAGGCAGGATAAAACGTGCAGTTTCGTCTAGTCCTGTAACCACAGGGACTTGATTAAAATCTTCTGCCAACAATGCCAACTGATCTGCGTCTTTCTTATACACATCTCTATGCTCAATGCTAAAGCTAGCAAGCCACACACGCTGTTCGCCAGTGTACATTTCCCCAAATAGTCGATTAAGAATTTTTTCATCAACTACGCCTGTCATTGGGCCTTCAACTAGTGTAGGCTGTGCTCTAATACCCAGTACCTGCAGGACTGTTTCCCAGTTACGCTGTTGATTGCGCTGGTGTTCATCTTCTCCAGTTTTATTACGTGTCACGCCTGTGGCAGTAATATCAACTAGTGTGCAGATTGTAAAGTATTCAATGTTGGAGCTCATGCAATTACTTATGGCCATAAAAAAAGCACCGTAAAAACGGTGCTCTTTTTGACTTAATTTAAAAATTAAGCAAAGCTTGTGCCAGACAAACCGCTGTATACAGTGAAAGTTACTGCACCACCAGTAGCTGCGTTAGCTTCTGTTTGTAGTTGTGTAACGATTGCTGTAC